GCCGCAATCAATGACTCGGTGACGAGCATCCCGGTTGCGAGCACGGCCAACATCGTTGTCGGCTGCAACGTCGAAATCGGCGCCGAACTACTCAACGTGACCGGCATCAGCAGCAATTCGCTGACGGTTACGCGCAACTACCTCAGTTCCTTCGGTGTGGCCCACGCCAACGGCGCGACGGTGAAAATCCTGCCCGTTCTCCGCATTGGTCCCCTCGTCAACGCATCAACTCGACTGCCGATCACAGGGTCTGTGCCGTTCACGGCGATCTATATCGACCAAGAAGCACTCGACCCTATGGGCGTGTTTGGAAATGCAATCGGCACGCTTGGCACGGGCGGCACGACCGGCGCGCCTGGCAGCGGACTCGTGGGCCTGGTTTCATCGCCCGCCGAAGGTTATCACAAGATTGATGTGTGCGTTTCCGGTGCCTCCCCGTGGTCGGATGACTACTGCCTCGGACCCCTGCCCGTCAAAGACCCGCCGTACTTGTTCCCCGGCAATCCAGCGGGTATTGCCGCATTGCTCCAGGATGGGCTGATGATGCTCACGCCGGGGGCGATTACGGCGATTATCGGCAACCCGGAGATTGCCACAAACCTGCCCTGGAACACGACGAACAAGTCAATCTTGATGGGTCAGCTTTTGACGTTCACCAGCGGCGTGTTGGTAAACCAGAGCTTTGCAGTCATCGGGTACAGCCAGAACCAGAACAATAGCTATGTGCGCCTGGCGCTCAATAATTCGTGGGAGAATGCGCCGGCAGTGGGCGATACGTTTGTTTTGTCGAACGTAAACACCGCGAGCAACATGACGACTGCGATTTCTGGGCTTCCGACGCTGAACCAGTTGCTTCGACAAGACGGCTTCATGGGTTGCGACGGCGGCCCAATCATGTCGCTCAATGGGCAGATCATGGGCACGCTGAACGTCCCGCCCTTCCAGCAAGGGACCGTAACGCCGTCCTCGACGGGCAACAACATCGCTTTCGGCGTTGCCATTCCCGTCAATTCCTGGGTCTACGTTTGGCCGGAAGCGACCGGACTGCCCCAGTGGACGCAGGTAACTGGTGTGGACACCGGAAGCGGTTCGACGGTTTCGCCGATAGTGCCGAGCGTCGGCGCGGGGGATCAGTGGTGGGCTCCGCAAGTGACGAACGCGGCCAATTTCACCGGGCAGTTTCCGGCCAATGTACTGGGCAATGCTCCGACCGGGCCGACCTACAACTTGTCGAGCACGCCGCCGATCGGTGGCCAGACGCCCTTGCCGCTGGTGCTGCAACAGTATTGCTCTGTCAACCTGACGATTCCCCTGGCCTCGTCAGCGTCGGGCCATACGGTCAAGTTTGTGGTTACGAGCATGGTGGACCGCACCACGATCCTGTGGCAGTACACAGGGACCGTCAGCAGTAACGGCCTGAGCGTTACGGTTACGGGCGATGATACGAATACCCAGACCATCCCGCCCAATGGCTGGTACTGGTACTTGGTTGACACGACGGCCAAGGCCACTGTAGGCGAAGGCCCCTTGATCATCCAACCCGGCCCCCTGGTGACATGATGCCCAGCAGACAATGTTCCAAGCCAGGTTGTAGGGGAATCGTCAGAGACGGACACTGCACCTTATGCGGGCCTCAAGCCTCTAGGATCGACCCTAGACCGGGTGCAACGGCCAGAGGCTACGATGGTCAATGGCACAAGATCGCCCGTACCCACAAGGCATGTAGCCCTCTGTGTCAACTGTGCGAGGCCGAGGGAAGGACGACGATCGCCACGAAGAGCCATCACCTTGACCCAGTGAGCAGCGGTGGCAAGGTACACGTCGGGCAAGAGAAGCTGCTGAGCGTGTGCGACGAATGCCATCCCCGTGTCGAGGGCCTGGGCAACGAATGGAGGCTGGCAGTCAGGAAATGATTTATCTTTTGGATAAGCTAGCGGGACGGGGGAGTGGGGTTATTGGGAAAAGTTTTTCGCGGCGCGGAACCACACTGTTCCGCCGCACATTTTTATCGAGGTTTTGAACAAAAATGGGACTGAGAGGACCAGCCAAGCAGGGACTTGACCGAGCGGCCGGCATTACCGGCAAGCCGACTAAGCCCGCGTGGCTAAAGGACGATGCCGCGAAGCTCTGGCCGCAAGTGCTCAAGAATTTGGCCGCCCTCGGCACGCTCTCCAAGAGCGACGGAATACCGATCGCCCGATATTGTCGGAACATTATCGCTTGGCTGAAGGCGTGTGATGCGGCGGAACAATTCGGCGACCTGATTGCGAAGCCCCGCAAGGCAGAGATGAGCGACGAGGAGTTTAAGGCATACGTGACGACCGCCAGGCGCAAGCGGTTCCAAGCGTTGGCGCTGGAAAAGGTGGTGCTTCAGTTCGAGCGGGACTTTGGATTTAGCGCCGCAAGCCGCTTGAGCCTCGATATCCAAATTAAGTCAGGCGTTACGAAAGTCAGCAGCCGGCCACGATTCGACATGGCCGTTATTGCCCCTGAGCACGCACGATGATCGACGTAGAAAAAATTACCCGCCGCTGGATTCGCAACGTTTCGGATGAAAAGGCATTCGCCGCGGGTTGCCGTTTTCACTTGGAGCGGGCATGTTACGTCGTATGGTGGATCGAGCGCTATTGCCGACTGTACGAGGGGCAGGATTGGGCCGGCGAACCCTTGATTCTGCGCGGAAGCCCCGACGAGCCGTTGACGGCAATCATGGAAGAATGGGAAGACGGCGGCAGGGAACTTTCGTTGAAACGCGCCGAGCGCTACATGGACTATTACGAGTCCAGTCGTCCCGTGGATTGGCAGTACGAATGCACGATGCGGCTGTTCGGCTGGGTACGCTATTCGCAGCACTGGAAGCGGGAAGTGCGGCGCTTCCGACAAGCCTTTATTGTGGTGGGCAAGAAGAACAAAAAGACGCCTACGATTTCCGCCCTCGCTCTCTACTTGGAGTGCGGCGATCGGGAGCAGGGCCAGAAGGTCTTCTTGGCCGCCAAGGATGCCCAGCAGGTACGAGGCAACATGAGCCTGCATATTTTGCAGATGATCGAACGCAGCCCGGAACTGCGACGGGAATGCAAAATCAACCTGAACGAGATGAAGGTCACCCACCTGGAAACGAATTCGATCCTGATGCCCCTGACCAGCGGCAACCTCTCCACGGAAAAGAGCAAGGAGGGTCTCAATGGCTCGGTCATCGTCGATGAAACCCACGTCGTTTCCGGCGACCTGATGGGCCGCATTACGCGCATGGGCATTAGCCGTCCGGAACCGATCCGCATTGAAGTCACCACGGCCGGCGACGATCCAGACAGTTACGGGCATGACCGCTACGAATACGCCAAGCAAGTTCTGGAAGGCCAGCTCGACAACGACGAATTGTTCGTGGCGATCTACGAGGCTCCGCAAACCGTGAGCGACAATGAGATTGACGACGACCCGATCAAGTACGGCATGATGGCAAACCCGGCCTGGGGCCACACCATCGACCCCGAGGAGTACCTCAACGATTATCGCACCAGCCGTCCGAGCATCAAGGAATTTTCCCGCTTCAAGATGTATCGTCTGAATGTTTGGCAGCGAAGCGCGAATCCGTGGATTCGGTCTACGGATTGGGAGAAGTGCCGGCGGCCTTTCACGGCAGAGGACCTTCACGGCCGCGTCTGCGGCGCCGGCCTGGACCTGGGCAAGACGGACGACATGAGCAGCCTGTCGTTGGTCTTTCCCGACAATCCCGACGCCTGGGTAGAGGCCGCGCGGGAGATCAAGGAAGCCGGTCCAGAGGCGAAAGGTGACGATGCCGAGATTACAAAACGGATCATGGTGCTTGTCGAGCAGCCGGTGAAACTCTTGACGTTCTACTGGCTGCCGGAAGAGTCGGTCGAAAAGTTCCGCGGCGATGCCCCTTATCCCCAATGGCTGCGGGACGGCTGGCTGCGAACCTACCCGGGAGGCACGGTCGATTCAACGGCCATCACCGAGGAACTGCGGGCCGTGCTCGCTCAATACGATTGCAAGATGTTCGTCTACGATCCGTGGTACGCCGCGCCGATCATCAAGGTTCTCTTGGGCCAGAACGTGCTGCCCGAGGACTACACTTGGAAGTTTGCCCAAACGATGCAGAACTATGCCTGGCCCGCGGCCCTCTTGGAACGCCTGATCCTGGCCGGCAATCTGCATCACGACGGCAACCCCATCACCCGCTGGGAAATGGGGCACGTCCAGGCCAAGGAAGACAACAACGGCAATCTGCGGCCGGTAAAACCGAAGCGCGGCGATGCCAAGAAGATCGACGGCGTAGTCAGCGCCTGCATGGGTGTCGATGCGGCAACGCGGCTGGCGGTCAATATCAGCGTCTACGAAAGTCGAGGGATCTTGAGCGTATGAAACTCCCCGTTCTCATCCGTGACCTCTCTATCCTCTCCGGCGCGGCCTGCATCATCGGCGGCTGCTGGTGGGTCTACGCGCCCATCGGCGTGATTTTGCTAGGGGCCTGCCTCGCCACTTTTGGTATACTCTGGGAGTTGGACGCATACCGCAAACGCGCCGAACAGGAACGCGACCGGAGGAATGGACTGTGATCGACACGCGAGTAGGCACCGAGACCCGCGAACCCTGCGTTCTGTGCGGCGGCCCGTTGGCAACGTGCAATTGGGGCTTGTGCGGTTGCTGCCGCTATGAGCGTCAACGAGAGGTGGACGCGGCGGTCAAGCGGCTGCGGCGGGTTCACCCGGATTGGTATCCGCAGGAAAGCGGGAAAGGAAGCCGGGCATGATAGCGGAAATGATCGGACGTGGGATTCGTAGCCGTCAATCGCTCGATGGCATTCAGTTTCCCGGAAAATGGCTCGTTGATTGGGCTTCCGGTGGAGAACCGACTTCCTCGGGAGAAGCGATTAACGAGGGCAACGCGCTCAACTGTCCGGCCGTGAAAGCCGCGGTATCCCTTCTGTCCGAATCTCTGGCGTTGTCGTCCATTGAAGTTTGCGAACAGACGGACCCGGACACCGTGGTGGTCGTAAAAGACCACGATCTAGTCCCCTTGCTCAACAGGCAACCGAATCCGGAAACAAACGCCATGACGTGGTGGGACATGATGCAAAATCACCACGGCACCTGGGGCAACGCCTACGCCTACATCCAGCGTACCGTGCGCGGCAACAAGACGATCGCTCTTTGGAACCGCAAGGCGAACCCGGAACGGACCAAGCCGGTTCGCTCGAAGGACGACGGCAAACTTTACTACCAGTGCCACAACGCCAACGGCCAACTGGAAGCGACGGTCCCGGCCGCGGATATGCTCCACGTCCGTTACCTCAGCCTCGACGGCATCCTGGGCAAGTCGCCCGTGCGGATGATTCGCGAGACGATCGGCGGCAACAGGGCCGCGGAGCGGATCGCCAACGAGGTCTTCAAGAACGGCGATGCCACCCAGGGGCACTACATCCATCCCAGCAAGCTCAGCGAGGCGGCCTATGCCCGTCTGAAGAAATCCCTGGCCGAGGGCGCCGAACACGGGGAGCGGCATCGCAAGAAGATCCTTGAGGAGGGGATGAAGTTCGAGGGGACCTCCTACAACCTCAGCGAAATGCAAATGATCGAGGCCCGCCAGTACCTCGACGTCGTTGTCGCCATGGCCTACAACATCGACGCGCAGCTTTTGCAGATGCGGGCCAATGGATCCGTGCCGCTGCCCGACCTGATGCGGAAGTTTGTGTCGATTACCTTGGCCCTGTGGGGCGAGCGCTGGACCGCGGAAATCAATTCAAAGCTCTTGCAGCCGCCGTTCTTTTGCCGCTGGAATTTCAGTGTCTTCCTCCGCAACGATCGAACCAGCCAGTCCCAAGAGCATCGCACGAACTTCGTCGTAGGCAAACAGTCGGTCAACGAAATGCGTCACGAGCGCGGCGACAACCGCCTTGAAATCCCCGAGGCCGACGAGCATTTCGTGCCCATGAACATGGTCCCGCTGAGCATGGCGGCCGAGTTTGCGAAAGCCACGATTGCCAAGGCCAAGGCCCCCACGCAAAACCCGATCGGCGGAGACAACAGCGAGGCCCAGCCGGGCATGCCCTCCGGTGGTGGCGACGGCGTGCAACCCGGCGATGCCAACGGCCAGGACGGCGGCCGGCCGGAGAAGCAGACCAAGGCGGAAGTCGGCACCCAGCTTGCCTTGATCGAGGCCGAGGCGGTCGTCGCCGAGACGCTGCGGCGCTTGGAACGGATGGAAGCCAACGAGGCCCTACGGGCGGCCAAGGAGCCGCGAACCTTCCTCACGCGGCTCGATGCGTTCTACGCCCAGCACGCCCAAACGCTCCGCGAGGCCCTTGAGCGTCCGGTGCGCACGGTCGTGCTTTTGCGCGACGGCCCCTTGGCCGGCGGTGCCACGACCGACATCGAGGTCGACAACACGATTAACGAACACGTCGGCGGCAAGCGGGCGGCGCTCTTGCAAGCCGCAGAGTGCAGCCCGGCCGAGTTGCCCGGGCGCGTGGCGGAAGTCGTCAAACAGTGGAGTACACATCATGGCTGAAATGCCCACCGCCGCCGTTGAATTGAAACCGGTCCCCGAGCTTACCGCCCTGGTCGATCGCCTCGCGAACCTGGTGGGGCACCTGGAAGGCTGCGCCGTTCGCGTGCTGAACTTGCAGCCGGGCGACGTGATAGCGTTGGAGTCGCCGACCCACCTGTCCGAAGCGGCTTACATCCGGCTGAGAAAGGCCGTCGAGCAACTTTGGCCGAACAACAAAGCGGCGATCTTTGAGAACGGTATGCACGTTGCCGCCATCATCCAAGAGCACAAGTCACGTTTCGCGGGCGAAATCGTCGCGGACTCACAAGAAGTACTTTGAGGACGAAGTCAACCGCAAGATGGTTTCCGAGGCCGTCAAAGCATGGAACAAGTCGCACCCTGAGGCAGTCGCGGCCGCTGCTGAGCGAGCGCGCGAAGTTCAAAAGAGCGAGGCGCATAGAAAGAAACTTGCGGCGGCATGCGCGACGGCGAGAGAAACAGACCCGACAATTCCGAAGCGACAATCCGAGTCGATGAAGCGGTGGCACAAGGAACATCCCGAAGCATCGGCAGCGCAGAAAGCACGACACGCGGCGGCACTGAAGCGGCCGGAAACGCGGGCCAAAATGCGGGCATCGCGTTTGCGATTTATCCAAAATCACCCACAGGCCGAGTCGAAACGAGCGGCCGCAAGAAGGAGAAAGAAGTCATGCAAAAGCCAGTTAAACCTCTTCTAGGCACCCAGCCCTCCACGGGCGAGACGCTCCGCATTCCGATTCCGCACGCTGCGGGCAGCGTGGACCGGGACGCCGACAATAAATTCGGCGGCAAGGGAATCATCCGCGGGGTGGTTTTGGCGCAAGCTGGGCCGTTCAAATCGGAAGGCCGCGGCGAGTTTGACGCGGAATCGTTGAGCATCATCCAGCGACTTGCGGCGGCGGCCCCCAACGGCCTGAAATCTCGCTTGGCGCATCCTGACGAATCGCACGATCAGGTGGATAAGACCCTCGGCCGTTTCTGCGATCCGATCCTTTCGACGGTGGGAGCACGCGACGACGAAGGCACACTGAAAACCGATACCGTGGCTTGTGTCCGGGCAGACCTCCACATCAATCCGGCCGCGGACAAGGGCCCATTCAAGATGGGCGATTACGTGATGACCTTGGCCGAGACTGACCCCGACATCTTCAGCACCTCGCTCGTCTTGCAGACCGAGCAAGAACCGCGGGTCGGCGCGAACGGGCAACCCTTGATGGGGCCGGACGGCAACCAGCTTCCTCCCTTGTGGCGGCCAACAAAAGTCATGGCTTGCGACGTGGTTTCGACGGGTGATGCCACGTCTGGGCTTTTGGCCCGCATGGGCGGCACAATGGAAAACCTTTCTGGCTTGCCGAATGCTGCCTTGTTCCAAGGGGCCGCGCTCCTGGATCGACAGTTTGAGGGGCGAGATCGGGCCTACGTGGAAGGGCATTGCCAAGCCTTCTTGCACCGCTACCTCGATCGACGCTATGGCCTGGCTGCCGGGGAAAGCACTTTGCTGGCCGCCGCGCAAGACGTGCTGGCGGTCCTGCGCGGGCAGACCTGGCTCTATCACACCCTGCATTGGCAGAGCATGGGCCCGAACTTCTACGGGCAGCATCTTTTGTTCGAGCGGCTCTATACGGCGCTACCCGACCAGTATGACGGCCTGGCGGAAAAGGCGGTCGCCTTGTTCGGGCCCGTGGCCGTGGAGCCCGTGGCGGCGATCCTCTCCGCCGCCGGTCACTTGTCCAAGTGGACTGGCGATCCGCTGGCGGCCGGTCTGGCGTCCGAGGCGGACCTGGCCGCGGCGATCGGCCTGGCTTTGGAACAAGCGGAAACGGATCCGGGCCTGACCAACTTCCTCCAAGGCTTGGCTGACGAGCATCAAACGAACGTCTACCTGTTGCAACAGGTCCAGGGCGGCAAGAAGCCCGAGGAAGCGATGTCGGCCAAGCCGGCAAAACTGACGGGCCGGGCGCAGGCATTGGCCTTCCTTCGCAACGTGATTGCCATGGCAGGACCGGCCATGGGCGAAGACGAGCCCGGTAGCCCCGACGCCGCGCAGCAGCCCGGCGACGAAAATCCCAACGGGCCGGACGGCGGCAACGTGGCCGCCTTGCACGACGGCTGCCGCTCCACGCTGGCCTACCACCACCAGACGCTTTGCCGCTTGTGCGGTGGCACGATTTCGGCGTGTGGTTGCCGCGACGCCGGGCAGGAAAGCCGTGTGATTACCATGGCCAAGGAACCCTGCGCGGTTTGCAAAGCGAAGGCGGAGGCCCCAGGCGCAAGCGGAGACGCCCCCCCGGCCGCCGACGCGGGAGAGCGGCCGGACCTCGACTTGGCCAAAGCCCGGCTGTTCGTGATGGATCTGGATTGAAAGGGAGTAATGGAAATCCGAGACAGAATCAAGGAGCTTCGCCGCGTCAAAGCGAAGGAGTTGGTGCCCAACCCGCGCAACTGGCGGACCCATCCGAAGAAACAGCAAGACGCTTTGAAAGGCTTGCTGGCGGAGATCGGTTATGCCGACGCCCTCCTGGCCCGCGAATTGCCCGATGGTTCCTTGATGCTTGTTGACGGGCATCTGCGGGCGGAAACGACGCCCAATGACAAGGTGCCCGTGCTGATCCTGGACGTGACCGAGGAAGAGGCGAACAAGCTCCTTTTGACGCTCGATCCCCTGGCGGCGATGGCCGAGGCCAGCACGGAGGCCCTGGGCAAGCTGCTTATGGAGAACAGCAGCCAGAACGCGGCGGTAACGGAAATGCTAGAGACACTGGCCGCCGAAAACAAGGTCTTTGAGGTCGCGAGCGTTCCGGACGCCGATGACAAGCCAGCGGACGAGATCAGCGAGGAATCGCAAAAGTTGCAGGAGTTCATCCGGCGGCGCAAGGAGAGCGTTTCCCGCGGCAACGACAAGGCGGAAGTCAATTTTTGGGTCTGCCTGGTATTTCAATCGTGGTTGCAGAAAATGGAATTCTTGGAGAAAATAGCGGATGTGCCGGTCTTGTACGGCATGTACGCGGACGGGGAGTGTTTTGCAGAGCGCGTGGGCCTAGCAGTGACGCCTAACGCGCAGAAGCCGCACACTTCCCCCTTGGAAGCAAAGTTGCAGGCCCTGGTCTTGTTGACCAGGGCCGCAGAATGAGTGTCACTTTTTGAAGGAGTTGCATGATGGCGAAAGCCAAAGGCGGAAAAGCCGGCAAGGGCGGAAAAGCCGGCAATGGCGGCAAGGGCGGCAAGGGCGGCGGCAAGGGCGGCGGCACGGGCGGCGGCAAGGGCGGAGGGGGCGGAGGGGGCGGATAATGATGCTCGGCACCCCCGCCAGCCGCGCAGTGTGCAAGGAAGTCGCCCGCCTTTCCGGCGGCACGATCTTCCTCGGTTTCTCCCGCGGGAAGGATTCTGTGGCCGCCTGGTTGTGGCTGCGAGAGTTCTTTCCGCGGGTGATTCCATTCCACTGCGCGGCTGTGCCGGGACTGGGCTTCGTGGAGCGGTCACTGGCCTATTACGAGGAGCTTTTCCAGACGCCCATTATCCGCTGCCTAAGCGGCGAACTGCTGGACGCGGTATCGCAGTTGGTGTACCAGCCCATTGAGGATGAGGATTGGATCGACGCCCTGGATTGGCACGGCCAAAGCAATGAACAAGTCGTAGCGGACTTGCGGCGGTCGCTGGGCCTGCCTAATGCCTGGGTGGCCTGGGGCATCAGCGCTACGGACAGCGTGATTCGCCGCAGTGCCCAAAAGTACGACGGAGGCAAGAGCGAAAAGCGGCGGGCGCTTTATCCTTGTTTCGATTGGCCCAAGGCCCTGATCCTGAACACCATCGAGCAAGCGGGAGCGAGCCTGCCAGAGGATTACCGTCTGGCCTGCCGGAGCTTCGCGGGGGTGCCAGGGATACGCCACTTGGCACGAATGCGGGAGGTTTTCCCTGAGGACTTTGAGCGGGTGAAACTGTGCTACCCATTCGTGGAAGCGCAGCTGGCGAGAATGGAGTTTCGGAAAATGAGATTCGCGGTGACCTCAAAGAAGCCCAGCCTGCCCTTGACGGGGAACGATTCGACCGCGCGGACGTTGCCCAGCACGAAGCAGAACGAATCTGGATCGGGAGAGCAGCGGGCCGCCGGCTCGTCGCCAGCGGCAAAGCGTCGGCAGTCAAGGAGATCGACCAGACAGATGGCCACCCCTGCCGGACCCTGACCCGTAGGTTTGGCCGACGCGCAGATAAGGAGGGGGCCGCGGTAAGCGGTTCTCCGGGAGCGGATTTCGATGGTTTTTTGGCCCGCGGCAATCATGTCGGCCCACCGCACCACGCTAGAAATCTGCAATTTCTGCTTTATATACATGACACACCACCTTTGAGACTATTTTCAGAAATCTTTTCGGATTTCTCTCTAGGCACTTGACACCCCAAACCGAATATGTATAATGATAGTAGATTCGAGCAAGCGAGTGACTTGCTAGACCGGCCCCCGCGGTGAACTGGGGGAGCAAACAAGGAAAATGATGATGAGTACGACGACCAAAAACGCAACGGTGG